TACTTGGAAATGCCAGAACTAAAAAACTTTATTACTTCATTTGTAAAATCTTGCGGTGTAAATGTTTCTCAAATATTAGTTGAGCCAAAAGCATCGGGAAAATCCCTTGTACAATTATTAAGGCGAGAAACAAATTTTAATATATCGGAACTAAAAACAAACTTTGTTAGGTATTCTAAAATCGAACGCGCTAGAGCATCGTCTCCATTCATTGAAGGAGGTCGAGTTTACTTAGTCAAAGACAATTGGAATGAGGCTTTTTTACAACAAGTAAGCACGTTTCCAAACGCTAAACACGATGAACATATCGACGTTACATCGTACGCAATAGAACGGAACTTAATTAACAACTTTTTTATCGTTTAAAAACAAATTTTAATTTTGTATTTTTACGAAAATTTTATATCTTAATAAAATATGGCATCTTTTCTCGATAGATTCAAATCACTAATAAATAAAAACGCGCAACAAACTGCAATCGAATACAACAAAGCAATTTATAATTGGCTTGGTGATTCTATTGTTTGGAACTCTGAAAATGACAATTCATATATTACAGAAGGATATCGAAAAAATGCGACAATTTATTCTTTGATTAATTTAATCACAAAAGCCGCTACAACTATTCCGTTTCAAGTTTACGAAAAGACAAACGAAAATGATTATAAAAGATATAAGGCTTTAACTTCTGGAATGATGGATGCGTCGTCAATACAAAAGGCGTCTATTTTACAAAAACGCGCTTTAGTTGAGTTACACGATACAGATTTACATAAATTATTAGAGCGACCAAATCCGGCACAATCTTACAACAGTTGGATTACAGAATTAATTGCTTTTGGTAAATTAACCGGTAACAGATATATTTTCGGAATTGGCCCAGATAACGGCCCAAATGAAGGTAAATTTACTGAATTGTATGTTATGCCGTCGCAAGTTATGGAAATAGTCTCTGGCGGTATTATGGAGCCGGTATCTAAATATAAATTAGAATACAACGGAACAAAATACATCGACGCCTCGGATATTTGCCATATAAAAGATTTCAATCCTTACTATGACGGAACTGGTTCGCATTTATACGGACAATCGCCATTGAGAGCGGGTTTAAGGTCATTAACTACAAACAACGAAGCCGTACAAACCGGAGTAAAATATTTACAAAACCAAACCGCTAGAGGGGTGTTAATGTCTGACGAAGGCGATTTAAACCAAGTACAAGCGCAACAATTAAAAGATACTTTTAGAAGGCAACACCAAGGTTCTAAAAATGCCGGAGATGTTATTATTACGCCAAAGAAATTGTCTTGGCTTAATTTTGGATTGAACGCAGTAGATGTTTCTTTAATAGAGCAATTTAACGCGAGTCAAAAAGATTTATGTAATATCTACAATGTGCCGGTACAATTGTTAAACAATACCGATTCATCTTCATACAACAATATGAAGGAGGCTAAAAAGGCATTGTATCAAAACGCGGTTATTCCAGAATTGTTAAAAATTAAAGACGAATTAAATAGATGGTTAGCGCCTAAATATGGAGAAAATATCTGTATTGAATTTGATTTTTCTGCTATTCCGGAACTACAAGAAGAAACTGACAAAGTTGTTGATCAACTATTAAAGGCTTGGTGGATTACTCCAAACGAAAAACGTACTGCAATGAATTACGGAATTGATGAAAATGATACAAAGCTAGACGATTATTTTATACCGGCGAATCTTATTCCGATTAATACCGATGAAATGGAAATGCCAATTGAATCAATTGATATTGATGTCAATAAATTTTTAAGCAAAAAAGAAACGCCTAAAAAAGAAATTAAAGGAATTAAGGTTGCAACTTATGGCGATAAAAAGGGATAAATGGCAAAGCGCATTTGAAAAAGAATTAACCAAAGCGGATAAAAGGCAAATATCTAAAGTAAAGCGCTACTATAAAAGCGAATATAATAAAGGTATTGAGTCTTTTCTTGCAGAAGGTCAAACAAACTTTCAATTATTATTTAATACTTCCGATTTACTTAAAATATATCGCGATTTATATTCTGATATCGGTTTACAATTTGCAAAATGGTACGCTAGAAACTTTGATAAATACATTGAAAAGGGAGTTAATCCAAATCAATACGTTGACCAATGGCAAAATTCTTTTGCGTCTTATGGTTCGGCGGTGGGTGCGCAAAGAGTTACCTTAGTAAGCGGAACTGCAAAAAAAACTTTGGTAAAAATAACGCAACAATTATTGACGGATATTGATTTTCAAAAACTTGGAATTATTGAAAAAGGCCGTATTTTAAAAAGTCAATTTAATAGATATTCAACGTACCAAGCGGAACGATTAGTAAGAACGGAAGCAACAAACGCGGCCAATTTTGCAACAACAGAATCAGCAAAAACAATATTTCCGGCAGAACAATTAATGAAAGAATGGATTGCTAGTTTTGACGATAGAACGAGAACAACACACGCCGAGGCTGATGCAAGTGATCCAGTAAATGCAAACGATACCTTTATGGTAGGAGGTGAACAAATGATGTTTCCGGGTGATCCAAGCGCTCCGGCTAAGGAGGTTATTAATTGCCGTTGTTCCGTTGCATATTTTCCAAAAGCAAACGCACAAGCGACCGGAGAAATTACTGATATTAACTTTGGTTTAGGTGGCGGAACTAGGACGGGTTATGGTTTAGGAGATTTTGTTGCAGATGTCGGAGCGACTGTTGCAAGTGTTAGTTCAAGTCAAAATATTTTTGTTCCGGCTAAGTCTTTAAAAGAGGCAGAGGAAAGAATGTTAAATATTGGAGGTGTTAAAAATGTTAATTTAAAAGGATTAAAAAAAGACGAGTATAACGAAATTTTAAAAATATTTGAAAAAGAAAGTAGATTTTCAAAGTTAAACTTAAATACAATAGACACCTATAGAAAGTCGACAAGTAATGCAATGGCGGTTTATTCTCCATCACAAAATAGAATTTCTTTTAATTTATCTAACTTTAAAAAACATACAAAGCATAATTTTCAAAGTTATCAAAATCAAATTTTAGAGTTTGAGGAAATGATAAATGATTATAAATTAAATTACATCAATAATTCTAAATATAATCAAAGGCAAGTAGTTTCAAGAATACGATCTTTAGAGAGAAGAATAAATGAAATTAAATTTAAAATAAAAGACGGAGAACAAGCTAGAGTTTGGAGTATGTCAAGTAGTTTTGAAGATAGAATAGAGGCTTTAGGAGTAACATTTACACACGAAATTGGTCATTATAGGCATTTTAAGCAATTAAATCAAACTGGAGCTTTAGGTTATGATAAAAAACTTAGCATTTCAGAGTATGGTAGAACAAATAAAAATGAATATTTTGCCGAATGGTACGCTTATTGGCGATTGTTTGGAGATGAAAATGTACCTAATATATTGTTAAAATTATTTAAAAGTTTGTAATATGAATAATAATAGATGTTTGTTATGTAGTAACTATTTGGGAGATTTAAGTTGTATGGCTTTTGATAAAATACCTAATGAAATACTTTTAGGCGAAAATAATCACAATAAGCCTTTAAAAAATCAAAATAATGATATTGTTTTTGAGCCTATAAATCAAAAAATTTAAAAAATCGTATATTTACAAAAATTTTTCTATATGAATACAATTCTTTACAAAGCAGCTCCAGTTGGTGAGTTAATAGATGCAGACGAAAAAGCGGGAATCATAAAAGGTTACGGAAGTATTTTTGGCAACAAAGATTCCGATTCTGACATCATTATGAAAGGCGCATACAAAAAAACCATTGCCGAGAATGGCTCTAGGGTAAAATATTTGTATCAACACGATATGAATCAGCCAATCGGTAAAATGACCGAACTGTATGAAGATGACAAAGGTTTGGTTTTCGTTGCTGAAATTGCTAAAACGCAACTTGGTAAAGACGTTGTAGAACTTATGAAATCGGGAGTAATAACCGAAAATAGTGTGGGTATATTGCCAATGCAGAAACAAAATAAAGGCGATTACAGAGAAATTAGCGAAGTTAAATTATATGAAA